ACCAGAAGCCGCTCCTGCTCCAGAAGCCGAAATGACTGAAGAAGAAATGGACGAAGAAGCAATCCGTGGTACAATCGGTGCTGAACTCGATCCAACTCTTGCTACATCAAACATCCAAGAAGGCGACAAGGCTTCTGGTGATTATAAGAAGACCACAAAAGGTCACAAGACTGAAGATCCAGGCAAGAACATGGTTGTTAAAGGCACCAGCCTATCAACCAAAGGTTCTCTTCCTGCTACAAAAGGAACAGAAAAGGCTTCTGGCGACTATACCAAGACAACCGCCGGTCACAAGACAAATGACCCACAAGGTCCAGATAATGACCAAGTTGCTTTGGAAGAAGGTGAAGAAATCAGCGACGAATCCCTAGAAGAAATTCTAAAGGAACTAGAAACCAGCGTAAATGAAGTTGGAATGGAAGAAATGTCCGCTCCAATGGAAGCTGCTGCTGGTCACGGAGAAGACGAAGAGATCAATCTCGACGAACTTCTGTCCGAAGGTGAAGACGAAGACGAAAAGGAAGAAGAAAAAGAAGAAGCAAATGAAGGTAAACTTCCTCCTGGTCTTGCCAAGTACCAAAAAGAAAAAGCTGAAAAAGCTGAAAAACATGATGACGAGAAGGAAAAAACCGACGAGTCAATCATTAAAGAAAATCTTTCGTTGAAGAAGGAAAATGAAGAATACCGTAGCGCAGTTGTTTATCTACGGGACCGCATCAATGAAGTAAACCTGCTCAATGCCAAGTTGCTATATACGAACAAATTGTTCAAACAAGCTAACTTGAACAACGAGCAGAAACTAAAGGTAATCGAATCGTTTGACCTCACGAAGTCTGTTCGTGAAGCCAAGCTCGTTTACGCAACATTGGCCGAATCGTTTAGTTTCGGTGCCAAGAAGGAAGTTGTTCCTGCTGCAAAGAAGGTGTCAACAACCGTCAAGACTATCACCGAAGGTCTAGCCAGCAAACCGGTTGCATCAACCAAACCAACAAAACCAGCAGTTATCTCGGAAGGTGCCGAAATGGCAAACCGCTTCAAGAAGCTCGCAGGTATTCGTTCATAAATCAACAATCAAACCTTAATAAAGGAAAATTATGTCAGATATCAAATCACTACTAACTGAGACAACCAATCCAATGGTTAAGCTCATGTCCGAAACCCGTGGACTCGTATCCAAGTGGGAAAAGACTGGTCTTCTAGAAGGCATCAAGAGCGACATGGAAAAGTCACACATGTCCATTCTTCTGGAAAATCAGGCTAAACAACTAATCGACGAAGCTACCCGTACAGGAACTTCATCGAACTCCGAACAATGGGCAGGCGTTGCTCTACCATTGGTTCGTCGTGTGTTCGCTGAAATTGCTGCTAAGGAATTCGTCAGCGTTCAGCCAATGAACCTGCCATCCGGTCTAGTATTCTATCTAGACTTCAAGTATGGTAGCGATCAGGCTGGTAAGCCAGCATTCAGCGGTAACTCGCTATTCGGTGGTACGGGCACCAAGCTAGGTTCAACCGACAGCGCAACCAACGGTCTATATGGCCAAGGTCGCTTTGGTTATACCATCAATGACCAGACAGCTACCCCAGCAATGACCACCGGTTCTAATAGCACCGCAAACGGCCCAACTTGGGAAGACATCAACTTCAACACCGACCTCAGCGCTTCCTTAAGCGCAGGAAAGATTCAGTCGGTAACCGTTTCCTTGAGCGGAACAAACTTCGACGCCAATGGCGCTCGTGCTTTCACCGTCTCTGGCTCCGGAATCGTTGATTTCTATCCAGCATTCACAACCGTTTCTGGTAACAACGTAATCTTCTACGTTTCGGGTTCAGCAGTCAGCGGCAATGCGTCTGTTGCTTATCACAAGCAGCCAGCCGACAGCAGCCGTGGCGACTTCGAAGACACCGCAGCTTCCGCTGGCGCTGGCACTTCAGGTCTATATGCCGACGTTGGTATTCCAGAAGTAAACCTAGAGCTAAAGTCTGAAGCTATCGTTGCCAAGACCCGTAAGCTAAAGGCCGTCTGGACCCCAGAATTGGCTCAGGACTTGAACGCATATCACTCAATCGACGCAGAAGCAGAACTTACTGCTCTATTGAGCGAATACGTTTCGATGGAAATCGACCTCGAAATCCTCGATATGTTGCTCGTCAATGCTCCAGCAGTAACAACTGAATTCTGGTCCGCTCGTATCGGTCAGGAATACAATGCTACAACCGGATTGTTCGCTGACACAGCTGCTAACCGCACTGCTTATGTCAAGAGCACCTGGTTCCAGACATTGGGTAACAAGATCCAGAAGGTCAGCAACAAGATCCACCAGTTGACCCTGCGTGGTGGTGCAAACTTCCTAGTTTGCAGCCCAGACGTTGCTACCATCATCGAAAGCATCCCTGGCTTCACAACCAACACGGACGGCGATCAAGCCAAGTTCGCAATGGGTGTTGCCAAGGTTGGCGCTCTAAGCAACCGTTGGACCGTTTACAAGAACCCATACATGACCGACAACGTTATGTTGGTTGGTTTCCGTGGAAGCAACTTCCTAGAAACCGGTGCTGTATACGCTCCATACATCCCACTGATTCAGACACCATTGGTGTACGACCCAGTGAACTTCACACCACGCCGTGGCGTGATGACACGTTATGCCAAGAAGATGATCAGGCCCGAATTTTACGGCAAGATCGTCATCGGCAACCTCAACGAAGTTTAATACTTCGCCTCTTAGAGGGAAAACTACAAAGAACCGGTCGAAAGACCGGTTTTTTTTTACCATATACGAATTCTATGGTAATATTAAATCAATAAAAAACCCCACTTTATTGTGGGGTTAATTTTTATCGTCTATAGCGATGATGGTAATGGTGTTTACCAACATACCAAAAATCGCTACGCATATGTATATACATTGGAGTATAATATTCTGGTTGAACAACAATTACTCTTGTTGGCGGATATTCCGGTCTGCTAACAACATGACCTCCGGTTGTTGCACAGCCAGATAGCAATAGTAATGGCAATAATAATAGTGATAATAATTTCATAGTTTTATGCCGCAGATTTCATCACATTATAGTTCCATTGCATTCGTTTTTTTACACCAATGTTTTTGGTCGATCTATATTCGGCGTGATTGAGATATTCCTTTGCTGCATCACCAAACTTGTTTTGAGATAATAACCTCATTGTTTTTGGTCCCATATCTCCTCTAAATAATGCGTTGATTATAGCCAGTTTTATGGTCAACGGCATACCATCAAAATTTGACATCTTGGACTTGGCGAGTTTTATTTTTTCGCGTATATCTTTTTCCAACAGGCGTTCTGCTTCACTGTCTGTTAGTCCTTTGCTAAAATCTTCACCGGGTAATAACTTATGCCCATATGCTATAGTATCTGAGCCGCCTTCCAAGCTTTTGTGTGGAAACCATTTTTTTGACTTTTTATCAAACCCACCTTTTGGATTATTTACGCTATTTTCAAACGGCTTTATTATATTCATCGCCTTTGTAATCAGCAATCCTTCATCGCCTGTTCCTGAAAAATCAACATCTGGTCTTGTATATGGTTTACCTGCTCCATCTCCCGCCGCTTTAGCATATGATATTTGAGCGGGCGGTACTACAAACTTTACATCACCTGGTTGTACATCGCCAATATCTTCGCGGATTATTTTGTTCTTAACCAGTATATCTTTCAGTTTTATCATACTATATAAATATATAGCACTTGGCGTATCTATTCTAATATTATAATTTATACCTATCTCATTTAGGAGGTGTTGATATATTTATATAATATGGCAGACACAAGCATAAATTATACTATTGATCAGGATAGAGTTCGTTGGCCAGGCTCTGGTTCCGCTATAACTTCTGGCAGCGGACTTACTCCATTTGGTTTTTTTGAAGCAGATCCTATTTTTCAAGTAGACGCGCCAGCAGCAGCAAAATGGGCAGCAACAAGATTGGGCTATCCGATCACAGACATAGAAATGATTGACTTGAATTTTTATGCGTGCTTTGAAGAAGCAGTATATGAATATAGTGCTCAAGTAAATCAGTTTAATATTCGTAATAATATTGGTGTGCTTCAAGGTTCATCAACCAGTACAAATATTACACAAACAAATGTAGTTGGCAGTGGATTGCCAAACATGATAAAGATTGCTGAAGGATATGGAACTGAGTTTGGTGTTGGCGGAAATGTTGATTGGAAAAAAGGATATATCGACGCCAAGCAGGGAACACAAACGTATGATTTACAGGCTTTGTGGGGAGATGTTAGTGAAAGTTTTAATCGCATAGAAATACGAAGAATATTTCACGAAATGAGTCCTGCTGCTGCACGTATCTATGATCCATTCAGCATGACTGGTATGAGTTATAGCAACGTGCTGAATGAAATGGGATTTGCTGGATATTCTCCCGCTACACAATTTTTGATGACTCCTATATTTGAGGATTTGCTGCGTATGCAAGCCATTGAGTTCAATGACCTCGTGCGTAAATCTGCTTGGAGCTTTGAAATAATAAACAACAAACTGAAACTGTTTCCTATTCCGACTTATGATTTCAGAATGTATTTCCAATACTTAGTAAAAAATGAAAGAGATGCTCAAGGTATTAGCGGCTCGGGTTCTTATTACAACGCTTCTGGTTCTGCTGTATCTTCTCCTGTGATCGGAGATTATAGCAATGTACCATATAATGTCATACCATATGGCAGCATCAACAGTGTAGGTAGACAATGGATACGCAAATACTTCTTGGCATTATGCAAGGAAGTTCTTGGAGCAATACGCCAAAAGTATAGTAGCATACCTATTCCTGGTGCTGAAGTAACACTCGACGGCGCAGAACTTCGCTCAGAAGCAACTGCGGAAAAAACAGATCTTGTCACTCAACTCAGAGAAAACTTGGAGGCAACCGGTAGAAAGGCTCAAATGGAAATGAGAGCAGAAGAAGCCGCTCGCCTGCAAGAAACTCTACAAAAAGTTCCTCTCGGAATTTATATAGGGTAAAACTATGGGACTACGAGGAAGATATTTTTCACAAAGAGATCTAAATCTAGTCAATTCACTAAATGCAGAATTGATGGGAGACATTGTTGAAGTTCTTATTCAAGTATTCAAGATTTCTCCAACCGAAACAAAAACCAACATATATGGCGAAACTGCCGCCGAAACTGGAAAATGGTATATGCCAGCAATACAAATATCTTCACTTGTTGAACGTGCAGATATGACTGCTGAATATGATGATTTTGGTCCAAGTAGAAACCAAGATTATATTTTCAAGATGCGTGAAAAGATGCTAAAGCAAGTAAACTTTTATCCAGAAATTGGAGACATTGTATTGTTCAATGATCGTTATTATGAAATAGATAATGTTGTTCAAGAGCAGTTGCTCGGCGGACAACCAGACAAAAGTCATAGCATAATATGCAACGGACATTATACAAAGATTACATCATTGAATGTACTTGAAAGGAACGATTAATAATTTATGGCCTGGCGCGGCAACATTCCAAAACCAATAATCAATAGACCGCCAAATAATGTAAATAGCGGTCCAGAGATGTCTGACATGAAAAAAGAAGCAGTATCTATTGTTGGTCCTCCTGTGTTTGGTCCAGAAGCAAATCAAAACAGAGCATATAACCTACGTAGAGATAATGATGATAGAAAAGATTTCAGCGTAAAACTTATTGATATAGACTCTACGATATTGAGTTATATGGATACTGTCATAAGTCCTACCATAGTAGACGCAGGAAGACAGGTAAAAGTTCCTATCAACTATGCGTCTCCAGAAAGATGGAAAGCAATCAGGCAAGATGGAGCATTGCGTGATAAAAATGGAAAGATGCAATGTCCAGCAATAGCATTTCGCCGCAGCACTGTACAAAGAAACGATAATCTTACTACACTAAATCGCTATCTTCAATATCCAGTAATGAAGAAGTTCAGTGAGAAAAATAAGTACGATAAGTTTTCTATAATGACTGGATTTAGCAAACGCCAAGAAATGTATTCTGTGGCTATGCCTGACCACGTTATTGTAAATTATGAATTTATTATCTGGACAAACCTCGTCGAGCAATGCAACGAAATAGTAGAAGCAGTAAATTTTTCTACGGAAGATTATTGGGGCGACAAAAATAGATACAAGTTTAGAACCAGCATCAGTGATTATAATTTTGAAACCATGGTTGATGCGGGGCAAGATAGAGCAGTAAAGGCAACATTTACACTAATGTGCTATGCGTATCTATTACCAGAAAAATTTGAAAATTATAAATCTACTGTAGAAAAGGCATTTACTATTCGCAAAGTTGTATTTGGTGTAAATGAATCTACTATTGACTTAAAAGATCTCAGTGCAACAGAGCTTACAAAGAAAGCGGAAGAACTTGCAAAAGTTGGAGCAGTCACATTTGCACCCGATATTTCTCCACAAAGACCTCAATTCGGTGGTATAGTCCAAAACGCAAATTACGCAATTAATGCTGGTAATGCAAACTATGCAAATTACGCGGGTACTGCAAGTTATGTGAATCTGGGTGGCGTTCAGGGTACATTTAATACTATCAGTATCGTTGGAGGCGGAACAACAGGATCTTTTGCCACAAACATAATCACCGGAGTAAATCCAGATTCAGGTTCTGTTGCCATAGATACAATTCCAATTGAAGCCGGTAATGCCGCAAGATGGCTTGTTTCTGTAAATGATGGTAATCTAAACTTTAAGACCACAGAAGTTGTTGCAAATTGGAACAACTACGCTGTAAAATTTAACAACACTGAAACCAATCAGATTGGAAGTGTTCCAGTTCATATGTCTGTGTCAAACGTTGTGTCCGGTTCCGTAAGTTTGGTGGCAACACCTCTATCTGGTACTTGGACGCTAAAGATGATACGTATGATGGTATAATAAATAATATCTATGGACAACCACCTGATAGTACAAAATGGATTATTCGTAAATGGCGACGCGGAAGTATCTGGTGGATTAACTATTCATGGAAAAATCACAGGTAGTTTTGCATATCTAACTTCCAGTGTAGCAGTTACTGCATCATATGCTTTGACGGCTTCATATTTGGATGGATTGGCTGCTGGAACAGCCAGTTGGGCTTATAATGCAATATCATCTTCTTATGCAGCAACTGCCTCATACCTTATAGGAATTGCTTCTGGAACATCATCTTGGGCAGAAAACGCAATTAGCTCGGCATATGCATTAACTTCATCATATGCATTATCTGGTGGATATATTTCTAGTAGTCTTCAATTGACAAATGCCGGTACTTATTTTGCATTCAATTCTGGCAGTAATGTTACATTCAATACAGTTACCGCATCAGCCATAACAAGTGATTATACGAAAGAGTTTGATATAGTTACAGATAATCCACATGCTATAAATCTTACGAGTGTAGATGGTGGTTCTGTTAAGTTTCAAGGTAATGCTGGAAAACCAACATTAAAATGGTTTGACGGAGCCAATAACAGATATTTGACCATAGGCGATAGAAATGCTAATGGTGTATATTATGATGCAGACGATACCCTTGTTGGCGGGCATGTTTTTACTGTTAGCAGCGATTCATATGATTATAGATTAAAAATAGAAAACGGCGGTGTAAGTGTATATAAAAAGTTATCGGTGACTGGCAGTTTGGATGTCACTGCTGGCATAACAGGTTCTCTTTACGGAACTTCTAGTTGGGCAATAACTGCGTCGTATGCATTAAGTTATAGCGGAACCAGTGGTACTAGTGGAACTAGTGGTACGTCCGGTTCAAGCGGCACGGCAGGAACAAGCGGAACAGATGGTACATCGGGGTCAAGTGGTACTTCAGGTACAAGCGGTACAAGTGGAACGGACGGTACATCCGGTTCAAGTGGAACGTCGGGTTCAAGCGGAACGTCTGGTTCAAGTGGGACGAGTGGGACGGATGGTACATCTGGTACCAGCGGAACAGATGGTACATCTGGGTCAAGCGGTACTTCTGGAACAAGTGGAACTAGTGGTACATCCGGTTCAAGTGGAACGTCGGGTTCAAGTGGGACGAGTGGGACGGATGGTACATCTGGTACCAGCGGAACAGATGGTACATCTGGGTCAAGCGGTACTTCTGGAACAAGTGGAACTAGTGGTACATCCGGTTCAAGTGGAACGTCGGGTTCAAGTGGGACGAGTGGGACGGATGGTACATCTGGTACCAGCGGAACAGATGGTACATCTGGGTCAAGCGGTACTTCTGGAACAAGTGGAACTAGTGGTACATCCGGTTCAAGTGGAACGTCGGGTTCAAGTGGAACGTCGGGTTCAAGTGGAACGTCGGGTTCAAGTGGTACAACTGGAACAAGTGGATCATCGGGTACCAGTGGCACAAGCGGTACCAGTGGAACTTCTGGTACTAGTGGAACATCCGGATCTAGCGGTACATCTGGATACACCCCAGAAAACATGGTCACAAGCTCATTCCAACTTAGTAACGGCGGAGGGGTCGCATTTACTAACGCAAATAATGTAACTTTTGGTCAAGTAACCGCATCATCAATACTTGTAACAAATTTATACGTACAAACTATAACAAGTTCTGTTCAGTATACTACAGGAAGTGTTGTTATAAGTGGATCGTTGGTTGTTTCTGGTTCTACTAGCTTAGTTGGTGAAAATGGACAAACAATACTATCAACAAACGCGGATGTTATAGAATTTACAGGATCATTATTTGCTTCCGCGTCTATTATTATTACTGGAAGCGTGAGTATTAATGGAGGATTGACCGCATCTTTATACGGAACCTCTAGTTGGTCTTTAAATAGTATATCGTCTTCATACGCTTTAACTGCTAGTTATGCTTTTAGTTATAGTGGAACATCTGGTTCAAGTGGCAGTTCCGGTACAAGTGGTACGACAGGTACGGCTGGGTCAAGTGGTACATCCGGTTCAAGTGGAACAAGTGGCTCATCCGGTTCAACTGGCACATCTGGATCAAGTGGATCAAGCGGAACAACAGGATCTAGTGGATCATCTGGTACGAGTGGAACTGGTGGTTCAAGCGGAACCAGCGGAGCCAACGGTTCAAGCGGCACAAGTGGTACGGGTGGATCATCTGGTACAAGCGGAACTGGTGGTTCAAGTGGAACCAGTGGAGCCAACGGTTCAAGCGGCACAGGTGGTTCGAGCGGCACAAGCGGTGCAAACGGATCGTCTGGTACAAGTGGTACTGGCGGATCATCTGGTACAAGCGGAACTGGTGGTTCAAGCGGAACCAGCGGAGCCAACGGATCAAGCGGCACAAGCGGTACAGGTGGATCAAGCGGAACCAGTGGAGCCAACGGTTCAAGCGGCACAAGTGGTACGGGTGG